CCGCGCTGTGTTGTTGGTAAAAAGGACAAGGGAGGTTGCGGCATCTGTCCCCAGCGCAAGGGAGTAGGGCACCCCCGCAAGCCGCGTCCCCGCACTGTTGTCCAATCCGAGGTATCCGTTGCCCCCCGAGTTAGTGAACTTCATGCCAGCCGCATTCGTGCCAGTGGTGGCCTGGAGCCAGATTCCAGCTACATCCGGGTTGGCATAAGCATGCTGGACCTGTCCGCTGAAACTGGCGCTAGTGCCGGTGAGGGCACCCGTAGAGTTGTTGAAATATGCCTTCCAATTACCGAAGACGGAATATCCGGTGCCGTTGTAGCCGATTAAAACATGCGCGTTGTCGGCATTCAGGGTGAGGTTGCCCCCGCTTTCGACAGTGCCCGTGTAGACAGTCCCGCTAAAGCTGGCGGAGGTGCCGGTAAGAGCGCCCGTGTTCCCGTCCCACGTTAGCGCATGAGCTGTATTCCCACCAAACCTGACGCCATTTCCAGACCCCCCGTTGTATTGGAGTTCTACATTCCCCCCTGAACGATTGATCTGGGCATAGCCATAAGTTGCGTAGCCATCCGAAAGACCCGCACTAAATGTGGCGGAGGTGCCAGAGAGGGGAACCCCCAGAGTCATCAAAGAATTTGTTACTGTAAGCCAAGTTGTACCATTGACATAGGAGGAAAGCTGGTCAACGGAATGGTCATAAACGATGTTCCCCCGGTTCCGTGTGGTGGGGTTTGAAAACCCCAAGACGCTCTTGTTTGCTGCGGGGGCAAAAATTTGGATTCCAGCGTTATTTCCGCCTCCAGTTGAGACTACAAGAGCATCAACGGCATTCCAGCCTGGGGATGTTCCAGCGATCCCACCATAAGCAAGAATAGTCTGACCTGTAAAGGTAGCTCCTGACAAACTGGCTTTAGCGTTTAAGGCATTATTTAAATCCGTCTGGTTGGCCAAGGTGCCGGTGATGCTGCCCCAGGTTCCGCCTCCACTTCCAGCAACCGAGGAGATTACACCAGCACTATTGATAGTAATGGTAGAGCCATCCGGCTTGACAAGCCCGTGACTTTGCGTTGTAGCTAGAGCGGGTTGGAGGGCAAACCCCAAATTATCAAACCAATAATCCTCTCCAACCGCTAATGAGTTGCAATAGACCTGGACGCGCACATAAGCGGCATCTGTTGGGGCCAGCATGACATAGTTAGGGATGAAGCCGATAGCTAGTGTCTGCCATACTCCTACCGCAACATTATGGATATCTTGTGATGCAAAGGTGCTATTACCACCCGTGCAAAGGGTAACTCCATCGGCCTTGAGGAAAACCACTTGGAGACCAACTAGAGAGGCCGTGCCCCCTGAGGTTGCCTTCTGGCCAAAGCCAGTCAGCACATAGCCGGATCCAGGGCTAACACTAATTAGGCTGGTAAGGGGGACCGTGACCGGTAGGCTAAGGGGAGCCACGATTGCATTTTGGCCATGGGCCAAGCTGCGGACGTAATTGGATCCGTTGTAGCCTTGCCCCGGAACATGATAGACAAGATTGGAGGCCACACCCGCAACCGTTGTGCCTAATTCCGAGTCCCAATTGGGGATTAGGTTTCCCCCCGTGGTTAATCCAGCACCGGCTGTAGACTGAGCCGATCCGATGCCATTCTGGATGGCATTTGTAATTGCTTGCTCAAGAGTATTAATATCCGAGAATACAGCATCCCACTTAGCTAGCCAATCGGACGGAACAAAAGTTACATTTGCCGTTGATGAGCCCCAATTGGGTAAGCCAGTCAAATACGTATTCAGGGCTGATAAATCCGTGGCTAACTGAGACCAAGAGGATGAAGTTAGCCCAACCGCTGTAGCCTGGGCCTGTAAGGATGCCTGATCCTGGACCAATGCGTTGTAGTCAGCTTGGGCAATCGCCATCTGTGCCGGGGATAGCTGATTGGAGCTAGCCATACCGTCAATAGTCGTTTGCAATCCAGATACATTTACCAGGATGGGGTTTTGCTCCGTCTGGATGCTTACCTGCTGGTAACTATAGACCTGTGATCCTACTTGTTGGGTCAAATAGGCTACAAACGTAGCCCCAGCCATAACAGGAGTGATGAATGAATTTACAATAGTTGTGTTATTAGATGCATCTAGCGGCAAAACTTGCCAGCTAGGATTAGTGGGCATAGATCCGGTGTAGACCAGATAACGCAAAACCCAGCCGGACCCCAATAGGGGCCTCACTCCCGTAACCAATACCCCAACATTACCGTTTGCGTCTGTGTAATTGGCAAGGTTAATATAACTATTGGATTGATTAGTAAAACTCGGCATGGGCCATAGGGTCTGGACCGTAGGCCGGGGCTGTACCGAGGTATCACACTGGATAACCGTTCCGCCTCTAATGTAATTAATTGATGTAGACATTTAAAAAGCACCCAACTGTTTTGTGTTATAGATTGTGCCTGAGCGCAAAGTTATTTGCAGATCAGTTATGAAACCTCCAACCATAACGCCATAGTTATTGATCTTGACCGTATTTACCACAAAGCCCCCCGCTGTTAGGCCAGGGCTAAAGCTGATATATCCGGGGGCTCCATCCAACCAAGACATTAACCCGTCAAATGTTAACTGTTGTCCATTTGCATTGCCGATTGCATAGCCCCAACGCGGGTTGACATCATCATAGATGGACCATGTAATAGTTACTTCGGGTATAAAGCCAAGTCTACGGTTAGACTCTGCACCGTTTATCAACTCAGTGTTGATACCCTTTTCAATCCAAGTTTCTGTAATCTTGCTTGGAGACGGTAAATAATAGACGCTGGTTTTTACGCCGGATCCCGATGGATCCAGCACAGCACAACGTAAAGGCCCTACCTGCAAACTCTGTGTCATAGAATTACCCAACCTATTAGGTAATTCCGTCCCTTATTGGGCTACCAACACAGCCTTACAGGTGCCTTTAACATAATCTACTGTGGTTCCCATGACCCGCCAGGGGCCGGTACCATTAACTGTTACGCTTGCAAATGGCTCTAATGCTTCCCATGGAGCCGCCGAATTGCTATCTGGATAGGTCCAAGTTTGGGTTTCTTTTGCTCTGGGTAACCCAAACCAAGCGGCATAGGTTTCCGCCATAGCCCCGGCTTGGCTCAAGGTCCATAGCATGGGCTGATTCTGGACCTCTAGAAGGTTTCCCCCAATTTTACCCCCCAATACCGGGGCATCATAATAGGTGCCTCCATCCTGGGTTGAGCATCGGACTATTGAGTAGAAATGCTCCCAACATAACATTTGGTCATTGACCACTTGCAATACATTAAGGGCTGTTGGAGTCTCCGTAATAGATCTACTAACAAGAGCCATAGTTCCGTTAGGCTGGGGGATGGCCATAGCTCCATATAGCTGGGCTACATGCTCCACACACTCTAGGGCCGTCATACCTCCAGGGGTAAACCTCTCTACCGTCCAAGGCATTTGGGTATCAACCTGCCACAAGGCCCCGCCATAGTGGCCAATAACCCTACCGGGTTTGGTTGGATCCAGGATAGCCCCGGCAAAGGTAGGACTACCTTTGGCGATTGTTTCTGACTGGATGATTGATGCTAATGGAGTTGAGTTATCCGGCACCATGGACAGCCGGAAAAGTATGGTTGAGGTTGTAACATTGCCTGTACCGTCCCCAGCATCCAGCCGTCCTAGACAGATAGCCTCTGAGGATGACCTAGCCACGAAAGTATTAGGCCAGAGGATGGTTATTTGATCGGGGAGGTTGGCATATGTGAAATCCAATACACCATTGGAGTAGGTCACAGGGCCGTAGCCCTGTTGGCCCACCAGATAGGGACCGTAGGGTGTAGGGACTAGGGCCGCATATTCAAACTCTGGGGGGACATCACAAGTTACCGTGGATCCATTGGAGAGGACCAAGACCAAGACTTGCTGGTCAGTGATGCCCAGGTAGGACCCTGCGGGGCCTGTGGGGAAATTACAGATGGAAATATAGAAACCTGTTCCACCTGGAGCCCCCGTCAGGCCAACCCCCGTCCCAAAGCCGGTGCCGCTCCAAGGATAAGCCGTCACGGTTTGGGATCCTGGAGCCTGGAAGGTGCCCCCCGTGGTTACAACGATCTTCCTTGAGTTGAGATAGTCATAGAGAATAATCTCAGGGATAAGGTTACCAATATTGAGGCCAGGATCGGTGAAATTATCAAACCAAGTAGAAGGAATGGCCGGGTTATATGGGTTGGTTAAACCATTGGGGTTATATCCGGCAGGGGTATACCCCGGCATAGGCCCATTATCCATGGCTTGCCATGATATCTGGTTATAGACCCTGTTACGCAAGAATGCATTAGGGGAAAGAGACCTTACCTCGTAAGGCATGAGGCTTGATGGAGCCGTAGAAGTCTGACAGGTCCAATCCGCATATTGCGGTTGCATGGACGGGAGCGTAACCGGAGTTTCAGCCGTCCATCCGGTGTCTGGGCTACCGTGGTAAACATTTGTAAAACCAGAGATTGCGCGGATAACGGGGGTTCCGTTTATTAATGCGGTATCTAGATCCGATATGGCCATTAAATCCGAGGCTCCAGCGGTTCCGCGTAGCGGTAGCCACCCAAAGACCGGCATAGGTGTTGTGGGTTGAACAAATCTAGAGAAATCCGCTCTATATGGGGATAATGCTTGAGAGATAACGCTTCTAGCATCCTGCATGACCATTTCCGCGTTGGTAGCAGGATCAAAATAGATTTCATCTCCGTTATTAAGGTTGCTAACTGTCTCCTGTGTCGTAATTGACATCAATTCCGGGTTGATGCTTAGAATATTCCATGATGCCGATTGGGCACCATGCACACAACGTAAGGTATCTCCAGGGAAGATGCCGCTAACCGTGTTCAAGCTTATTGTGTTTACCTGCTTATCCTTGCTGATAGGCAAAACCACCGTGTAATAGTTGGCATCAGTGGCCACATTTGGCAAGCGAGTTATATTGCAAGGGATAGGTGCTGAGGGGCCAAATGGGGGAGGATCCCCAGGGGCATTAAGAGCCGCTTGGGCCAGATCCGTTGGCCATACCGTCAAATTAAGCGTTAGCTGTGTAAGCTCTAGGTTGTTTGGGTTGTAGATTGCAAATCCATTATTATTGTTCCCCGGTGCCGCCATCACTGAGGGATCAGGGGGAGTCTTAACCTCCATAACCGTGTAAGTTATCCCTGTGTCTTCCCCGGTATTGAAGCCTGCCCCTGTCTCTGAGGGGCTTAAGTCAATAGTAACCCTATCCCCCTGCTGAGCGAAGTTAGCCCCTCCTGGGATAATTACAATATTGGTGTACTGGGGAGGGATAGGGGTTGAGGGCAACCCTCCTGCAATCCAATAGAGGTCCGGGGAAAAGGCCGCTGTGGTCTGCGATGTCGGCTGATTAGAGGCCACCTGAGGGACGGGCCTTTGCCAACCAGGAGGGACATAAGCCCATGTCAGCCCGTTGCTGCCATCGGGGATGGATGAGCCGGTACCGGCAGGGCCAACACTCCCGGAGGTTCCGGGGGTAACGGCCTGATAAACACTATCCCGATACATGACCTGATCCCCAGCCGCGTATGCCTTCCCTGGAGCCCACGGGTTAGCAGATGGAGCCCCTAAATAGGATTTGGATAGCTGGATGGACCAATCCTGAGCCCCTATCTCGATAGAGTGTGTGGAGGCTGATAGGTGCCGGATAATCCGGCTGGGGTCAACGATGCCCAAAAAGACCTGGGATCCTCCCACGACAAGTTGTAGCCAAGGGGGCAAGAGGCCCTGGGAGGTAGCTAACTCGGTTTGAATAAAGGTCCAGATAGCGTCTGTGGGGTCCTGTACCTCTACCGTTAGCTCGGAGGGGTTGATTTTCGTCAATTGCTCGTCAACCTGGAGGTCCCTTGTCCCCACCTTGACGAGGCTGGTTGAAAGGGTCACCTGGCTACCCAGGATCGCACTACCCGTATTTTGAAAGAGATTAGCTGTAATTGTTCGCATAAGTATATTTATCTATCTAAAAATTACCCTTTTCTCTTTGACCATGAATCTAGATGTTGCTTAACGAGGTTGCCAATTATTCTTGAGCTTTCTACCGATTCCCCGGCAATGACGGCCCCTCTCAGGTCCACATAGCCTCCCCCCGCACCGGCACCCGCAAAAGCGGATCCCGAGGGGGTATAGCTTGTGCTGGCCATGGACGCCATACGGCTTGCATGTGCAGAGACAGAGCCCACGATGGAGCCGAGCCAGCCGCCTAGGACGGCCTTAAAGGGCCTCTCAGGGGCTACAATCTCATCATCGGCACCGTCACCTAGGATTGTCCTCTGCCAGGATCCGGCCTTGACAAGGCCCCCTGTCTCCATGGCGGTAATGCCCTTGTCAGCGGCTTTGGCCACACCAAACCCGGCCATGATTGCTGCAATCTGAGCCTGTGCGAGGGCCAAGCCCCCAAAGGGGATAGCGGCATAGGCCGCGTAGGACTCAGCTACGGCCAAATCTAGAGCCGCCGATGCCTGGGTACCCTGGGCCACCTGTGCTGATTTCCCCACAATGGCCATAGCGGCTTGCGCCACAATCCAACGGGCTACCATCTGAGTAATTTCTTGCACTACAGCCGTACCAATACCTTTCCATACCTCCCGGATGGCATCTCCCAGCCTCTTATGCTCCAGCAACATGGATTGGAGGGACCGAGCTAATGTGTTTTCTGTGGAGTTAAGGACACTCCTAACGGCTTGGCCATATTGGGCATAGTAGTTGACGGCTTGATCGTAATAAGCCTTGGCCCCATCCCTCAACCCCAACATTGGGTTTTTCTGTCGCATCAAATCATAGAGTTGCTGGGAACCTTGCACCATCTGACGGTTATGGGCATCATCTAGGGCTTGGATTTGATTTAGGATGCTCTGCCGCTCTGTCTTCTCCAAGTTAGCCAGGGCTAACCTATCCATTAGAGCCTTGCGCTCTGCGTCATATTGAGTCTTCTCTATTGCAATACGATCTCTAAGGGCCTCTTCATCAGAGATACGGCCCTGTGCTAGAGCTACCTTGACGGCTTCTAACTCTAGCTGGAGCATGGCCGCTTCGTGCTTACGCTTACCTTCAAGCTCTAAGCTTTCTACCCGTCTTTCCTCAAGAGCTTGAGCATTGCGGATATCCTGGATTTTCTTTAGTGCAAGCTGATATTCGGCTGACTCCTCAGTGTGATATTTTCTAACCTCAGTCAGGTTTTGACCGGCCAAAGCAAGTTGGGCTGTGTAGTTACCCTTAACCTCAGATAGCTCCCGCTCAAAACTAGCCTTACGCTCTGAGTCTGCCTGGGCCAACATGGCTTTCTTGGCTGTAATGATTTCCGAGTGGATTTTCTTGATACTTTCTTCGCCATTCCTATTAGTGGCTAGCTGTTTCTGCCAGAAATCCAACGTTTCCTTGGCCGATAATTGGTAATAATCCGCCTCAATCCGGTGTTCCTGGGCCTTCCTGAGCCGGAAATCCTCAAGGGCCTTATCCATGGCCTCGATTCTGGCTCTATCGGCTTCCTTGGCCGCTTCCTTTTCCTTTTCCGCTTTGTGGGGATCATAGGCGGCTGTTGATTCTCTCTTATTTGCCGCCTCCCTATTGACTCCTACATCGTTTTCATCCTTGGCATATTTGTTTAACTCTTTGATTGTCTCAAGATACTTCTTTGCGGCTTCCGTGGTGGCGCTCCAATCCTCCACCACCTGGGTAACTCTCTGGTGTTGCTCATCCTCATATTCGATGGTCTTTTGGGTCAGGGGGATTAGTCCATCCTTAACCAACTGTTGAACAATCCTAAATTCATTGGCCCTCTGGAGAGTTAGGGCCTCTTCTTTCTTAATGGCAATGTCCAAATCCGTCACAGATTCAGAAATCAGCCTTTTTGAAAGGTCTTTCTGGATATTAAGCTCTCCTTCAGCAACCCTTAGCTTCTCCGCTTGCTCCAGGGCCTTTTGACTCAGGACACCATCCATGAGGGATAGCTTAGAGCCTCGGTCCATTTGATCGTTAATGCGCTCCAGGGTTGCGGCAAACGCCATACCGGATTTGCCAAAGGCATCCAACAGTAGTTGGTCCCTTGAGGTTGCATCCCCATACTCCCGCATCTTGGTAACAACGGCTTGGATGTACTCGCCAAGGGTTGCATGGTTCAATGCATCCTGAGACGCAAAGACCCCGTTAGCTACTAGGGCCTCAGAGTGTTGCTTGATGCCCCTTTCCATTCCTTTAACGATGTCGTTAAGATCCTCAGCTTTACCCCCGGCCAAGGATATAGCGGCATTATACTTATTGAAATCGTCTATTGACATTCCAGCCGTAATAGACAGTTGCTCGTACGTCTCGGCTAAATGCTTGGTTGCATCAATACTGTTGGGTATAATGCTAATTATATTCTTGATGCCTGTAACAATAAGGCCCAAGGCCGCATTTGCGGCACCGGCCAAGGTCCCAAAGCCTACGGCCATGGTCAATAGTTTCTCTACGCTTAACTGGCTAAAAGCATCATTGAGCGAGTTTGTCTCTTCCTTGCCGGTCTTTGAGAGAGCTTTAATCTTTTCCTGTGCCGCCTCCAGAGAGGCCAGTAAAGCCGTAGCATCTCCGGTCAGCGTAACTTGTAGTTGGTTGTTATCAGCCATCGTAATCTCTTAACCAAACCGGAGGTTTAGGCTCTGGCGGTAGTTCTTTGGAATTGATATAAAGCGGGAGTGAACTAGCGTAAAGCAACTGTTGATGTTTAAATAACTCCAATTCCTCATTCTTAAGCATCTCTTCCAGCAATAGAATTGCCTCAAATGCTGGCATCTCTAAAGCTATTTCGTAGCTTCCGGCAACTCTGGCGATTTTTCTAGCGATACTGAAGCCAGCAATCGGTGTAGGGTCATCGTCTTCAAATCCGGCATTTTCTCGGCTTCCTCTCTCGAAAAGCCAAGTTGCGCGAGTTTGAATCTCATATAGGCTTGCGTAAAAAAACTAAGTGCTTTTGCAACCTCCTCAGGCTCCATCTCGTAAACCTGATCCACGTATGCCTTTAGGGGCTCAAGATTACCGCTGTGGGCTTGCTTGATGGCCGCTGTATCGGCTAGGACGATTGCCGCAAGCTTGGCCTGATCCTTGGGGTTGTCCTTCATGGCCCCCTCAAGATGGGGATAACACAACTCAAGACGCATAAGATTTAGCTGATAGCTCATTTATTTACCTCTTACTGTAATTCCAGCCAAAAAAAAGCCCCCTGCATTGAGGGGGCTTGGGGTTCTAAATAGATGTCTAAAAAATTACGATGTCGCGGCTCCGGTGATGTCATCGGTAAGCATGACAGGAGGCATTGCCTGGGATCCCTGGAGGGTCATATCACAGATAGCCGTTACCTTGATTTTAAGGACGGAGGGGCCTTTCTTGTCGATTGTAAGCTTAACGTCCGATCCCTCGATTACACCAAAGGGGACATAGATATTGCGGAACTCCGATACACCCGTTGGAGAAACTGTACCGTCTGCGAAACGGACGCAGAGCGCAACATAGAGGGGAGCATTCTGGCGTCCAAGCATGACCGTTTTACGACCAGCCACACCAGACCCGGCAACCGTGGTGAATACGTCAGCCGTCAAGGCCGAGAAGACATCCATTAGCTTGTTTGCATCGATGTCCGCAAATTCCCAAGATACGGAACCCTCTGAAGGCTGATTACCCACCTTGTATTTTCCACCCATGTTAGGGTCATACTCCTGCGCGGCCTGCTTAAGCTCCACCTCAACTCCCTTGGCAGAAATGTTGGAGTAGGGAGATGCCGTTAACACCCGGCAAGCGTCTGTGGTCGCATCGCTGTAAAAGAGCCCCTTAAGCTGGGTTACCTTAGCCGCGTCTGAGGCCCCGGTGTATCCACCCGTTGGATAGGCAACAATAAGGACCTGAGCGGGGCCTTTGATGAATTTTGACTGATTTAGTGTTCCCAATACACTCATGTTTTAAATCCCTTTCTCAATATCCGTTGTTATGGTTTCAACCTCTTCATGTAATTCTGTTTGGGCTTCCTTTTTAAGTGACTCCACTTCCTTAACTCCGTTAAGCCCAATGTATTTATGGATATCCTCGGCTAAAACCTCTATCTCATGGCCGATAGGGAGTAGCACCCCATCAACCATAAAGTTTTCAATAGTGGAAATAATTTTCATAGCTAGTCCTAAATAAGGTAATCTACCTGGATGTCTAACGAGGCCCCACAAGCGAGGCCGGATGATGTCTTTGCATTTGCCCACTGGATTGATTGATGCTCAACATAGGTTGCCAATCCACCTAGCCAGGGGTCAGCCTGGAGGGCCGATACAATGGTGTTTATGACAGGTGACGCAACAGATGATGCCGGGGAACCCTTGAGCCTTACCTCAACCCTAAGAGCCAGTCTTTTCTTACCTTGCTCAAAAGACTCCTCATAGATGTAATCTTCCTTGTATGGATAGACGGCCACCATGGGCAAATCAGGGTAATTTAGCTCTAGCGGCTCATCCTCGTGTATTGCGATACCTGGGATTAGAGCCTGGACCGGGCCGGTAATGTCGGCTATAACCTGGGCTATAATCTCCTGCACAATCGTAAAGGCCATTATTCTACCGCCATTAGCTTATATTTTATTTCAAGCCCGTCATTCAACGTAACCGGCTTGTATACCTTATAATTCACACCATTAACCGTTACTGGTGTATCGGTGGTTACATTGCCTAGAGATCCAGTTATAATTGTTAAGCTTAACTCAGTATCACTTACGGCATATTGCTTATCGTTTAGCTGCAAAACATCTGTGGGCTCATTGAGGATAAACCCGTAAGCCGTTAGGCCATTGCATGAGACAGGCACACCAAGCTTTTTATAGATTGGAGCCAGTTTCAACTGTCTTAACTCATAGATATTCATTAGATTTCCAGCAAAAAGGGTCCATCTCTAGATTAAGATGGACCCTTATTTCTTAGGCCCAGAGGCCAACCCTCAATTAAGAAAGGGTAAAGTTATTGCAGCTAGCGAAAGCGTTGGGCTGGAGGATACCAATGTCAAAGTACTGACGAGCGGTAAGGATGGTGATACCTTCGTCAAAGCGAGTCTGAACATCAGTCATAAAGACTGTTGGCCCCTGGAAGCAGATTTCAAGATTGCTGAAATCACCAAAGATCAAGGTGTGATCTCCAGAGCTAACCGGTACGTGAGTGGTTGTAAGAGCGTTATAGCCGTTGATCTTATTAGAGTCGGCAATCGGGAAGCCCATACCGCCGCTAAACTTGCTGGTGGTCTCCAGGAGGGCGAATAGATCAGGGTCAGTGATGTAAGCACACTTGGTCAGGTTTACCGCGTAACGGTCAACCTTGGCCTTGAGGGCATTAACCGCCGCGAAGGTGGGGACACCAGCGGTTGTAAGGTTGGCTGTCTGGATGCCGGTTGCGGCAGAGAGGAGACCATTAACGGTATAGGGGGTAGTTACACCATTAATTGCATAGTTGTCAAGGATGAGGCCCATCTGGAGGGACATATCCTCACGGATCTTAGCCTGGAGGTCAACAATGCTTTCCTTCTGTAGCTCTTCCGAGAGGATTACCTTAATGGTCAGAGCATGGGGGAGGTAAGGCACCTTAACAAAATCAATGTTGCTGTTGACGGGGGATCCCGAATCCTCAGCCATGGGGTTGGGCACAGTTGCAACCGTCTGGCGCAGGTAGCTCATAGAGCCATTGCCTACACGGGTATGGGCACCTGCGGCCAGCACAACGGATCTTGCGCGTAACAGGGGCAATACTCCGATGTTTTCCTGGTAGATGGATGTAGCCCCGGCCTGGGAAGTGGTCATGTTGTTTGCAACGGTATCCCCGGCCCAGGAGTCGGCACGGGCTCCGAATAGGTCCATTTCAAAGCTATTGGGAGACTTACGAGTAATCACACCGTTAAGGCTTGAGTCCCAATCGTTTCCGCCCTGGATGGCCGTCTTAAGACCACGGTAAAGGGTATCTGAGTTAAAAGCGTTAGTCATACGAGTATTTTCCTTAATAAAGATGACTGTCTCTGTTGGGTTTTGGATAAGTAGCTTACGAGCTTCATCAATGCTTGTGGATCGAACTAAGATTGAATCAATCTCGTCTTCTGTCTTAATTCCTTGCTTTACTGCAACACTTCGCAATGCAATTACTTCATCAACTGGTAATTCTTTTCGAGTGGATTTTTCGGCTGTTAGGGCTCTCCCTGAGTCCTCAATTGCTTCTTTCTCCTCTTCCTCTTCCTGGTCTTTCTCCTCAGCTTTAGCGGCTTCCGCCTCTTCTTCGGCCTCAACCTTTAGGGTTGGCTCCGAGTAGGCCCTCTCTTCTTCCAAATCTTCCGAGTCTTCGGCCTCTTCCTCTGGGTCCTCTGGGTCTAGCTTTCGCTCCTCTTCCTGGTCTTCCTGGGCAACTAGGCCGGGATCCATCTGGGGCTCACCCTGCTCATTGGGATCCACCTGAGAGGGAGCGGGGGCCTCGCTTGCCTCAAGGGCCTCTTCCTGGGGCTCCTCCTGGCCGTCAGCCTCTTCAACCTCAAGGTCTAGCTCCGCGTCATCATCCAGGGAGCGGCCTACTCCCACGGTTCCGTCAGCCCCGTTAACGACTAGGGAACATTCCAGCGGCATCCAGCGGGTAGCCAGGAAGGTATTAGGGTCTTCCTTGCGCTCGGCTTTCTGGACCTTGTAATCAAGGATCCGATAGCCTACTGAGGTATCCGTGATGATGCCGTCTAGGATGTCCTGGCGGATTTGCTGGGCCTCTTCCCGGCCAGAAAAGTAGGCATCCCCGCGTAGCACCCTATCCGAGTCCAGACGCAGGTTTTTAAGCCTTCCAATGGGTAGTTTACCGTCATCATGGGCAACAATGATGGGGAGGCCATTAGGCAATGCTCGGCTGAAATCAATGCTATCGGGGTCATGTGAGAGGATTTCCCGGCCAAAGTGCCTATCAACCGGCGTTTCAGAGCTTAGGGCCATGGTGATATAGCTTGTTTTATCCTCTAATCCACGGAAGCCAAATTTACGAATCTGCTTAGAAGCAATCTTCATTCTATATACCTCATAATTTGTAATTCTTATTTGGGATCATTTAAAGGGTCTGATGGGCTAAGGTTAGCCGGTGGAGGTTGGCTTAGGGCCTCTCCAACTGTGTCCTTAGGCGCTAGCTGTATGGCGGTATTCTTAGGCAGAATTGCAAATGTGATGCCCTTGCTATTCTCAAGGTCTTGCTCTTCCTTGATCCGGTCTAAGACATCCTCATACTTGTAACCAAGATCCTCACAGATTTGAGATTTGCTTACCGTCCTATTGGTAAGTGCAATCTCTTGTGCCTGTGCTTCCTTGATAGGATCCGCAAAAGCAAAGGGTGTTCCGGTAAACTGGTGGGCCTTATAGAAGTCATATGAGCCCATGACGGGGGGTAAATCCAGAGCCCCACTTGCACAAGCACAATCTAGCCATGACTCAAAGATAGGTGTAAGCACCTGAGTAATAATCATGTCCTGGATTTCTGAGAAAAACATTCGATCATTAATAAAGGCCGCTCTCATGCTGGAGTAGCTTGTATGCTCGTAATCACCATATAGGCTGTTGTAGCTAATCCCTGTCCCTTGGGCAATCTCATAGCGGATATCCTTGGAAAAGCTTGGGAAAGCCGTAGAGGGATGCTCCGCTTTCGTAAACTCAGCATCAACGTTGGGGGGAAGCATATAGCCCATCCCCGGTTCAACCTGGGTACGCATAGGGCCGGATTTCAGGATTGATCTCTTTAGCTGATCCTGGGAAAGCTCCAAATCATCCGGCTGTTGCTGTTTAAACTTGATGAATGCAGATGCAGAGACCCTAGCGGCCACCAATTCAGCCTTTTGATACTCCTCAAGCATTCGGATCTTGTTCATAGACCCGAAAAATAGAGGCACCCCACGGGTAGCCCCAATCATGTAAGGCTTAAAGCAATGGATAAGCTGACTAGCTGGTAATTCAATGTATTTGACGTAACCGTCTCTAGGGTCTTTAGATGTAACTAGGTAACCTGTGGGTATGCCGTCTTCATCCGTCTTAACCCCTAGAAGGTAATCCCCATACTCTGACCGTGTATCTAGTTGCTCCGCATGGAGAAGCTTAACTTTGAACCCATATTTACCTTGATAACGCTTCTGTGCGACAATCTCACCATCAACTCCTAGCGATTGCATCCACAAATCCAACGCAGATCCGAGATTAAACTTACCTGTAATATCAAAGTGATTAGATGTAAAATCATTCCAAGCATCTTCAATCTGCTTTGCTAATTTTGAATTAATCTTCCCCTTGGTTGACGGCACCAAGCTTTTAAAACCAAAACCCTTGTGGCCAACCACGAAATTTTGAAGAAGTCTTACAAAGTTGGGAACAACGGAAGTGTTGCGGTAGAGGTCTCTAGCTCTAGTCCTCATAAGGTTGAGAGTTAGGGCTAGCTCCTGGGTTGGGCTATAATCTACCGTTGACCACTGGGCATTTTGTCGGGAGTATAACCCCACATCAAATGATCTAGTATCATTCTCCTGCCCCTGGCCAAACACCATGGTATTTTCAAAGTTCCTGACTCCAGAATAGAGCCATTGCTCAAAGCTATTATCCATTCCGCCATCAATGATGGGTGCGGAAGTTCCTTTAGAGGCTTTACTTGTTCTAGTTGGCTTTGTAGGTTCAATAACGGATGTATCAACAATCTTCTTAGGTCTAGGCATATTATATAACTCTAATTATAGATAGAAATAAATTGATCCAATGGCGTCTTGGCCGTTTTCAAGCCTGACCCTCTGGAGAAAGAAAGCTCTAAGCTCTAGCAATCCCTTACGATCTAACCGGGTAGTAGATCCCCCGATGGTGTATTCTTGGACATCGGACCCGGCACCCTGGGCTAAACAAGCCTCAATATCATCTAATGCCTGCTGGTATAGGCTACGTGGATCCGTAGTCCCAAGGGCCGCAAGGTTGGCCCTAATGCTAATCTCGGTTGTGTCTAAGGTTGTTTTCTGACCTAAGGCATTAACTAGGCTGGCACTTACGTAATATTTACCCGCTGGGAAAGTTGCGGTTGTTACGGCAGGGACCGAGAAACTAAATATGTTATTGGTTAAGCCGGTGCTTGCAATAGTTATTGGAGCATTTGTGCCGGTCTTAAGGGTATACGTAAGGGTGCAACCCGTGTAATCTGCATCTGGGTCCTGCATGGTGACATCAAATACCCAATCGTCCCCTTGATACAGGTTGCTCATCCATCCAAATAGGTAATGCCTCATAAGATATTCCCTATGAGTAATTCCGCTTTACCAAATATCGGACCTAAAGCCACTGTCAAAACCCCCGTAAATTCGGGAAATATAATCATCTTCCGGGGTATTGTTGGGCTTTTTCGGGGTCAAAACCGGGTTATTGCTGGAGTTTTCGGGCTGGGGATCAAAAAAGGGCTCGGGCTCACTTCGCCTAATGGGATATTGGGGCTTCTCCGCGTCTTTGGGCATCTCTTCTAATTCATCCTCGGGAATGTCCTTAAGTGACTCAATGGATTGCCCCAGCATGGATGCCCTTTGCTCCATGGTGTAGTTCTTAAGGCAGATTTCATAGGCCGCTAGGTTATAGGCTAACTCGTCTAGCTTTTCATGGCGTCTTGAGGGTAAATCCTCAAACTTTCCATGCACTTTCCGGTAGCTGTAAAGCTCCCGGAAGTAGTCTTCCCCGCATGTGAGGTTGAAATGGACGTAGCGGGGGCCAGGTGCTTCCGTGGCAAGCATGGAGTAAATATCTGTCTTTGCATTGTTTGAGCCGATTTCCCATTTCCTGAGGCCGGTTTTTGAGTCCCTAACCGGCTTGGTGATGATGGGCTTGGGCTTGAGGGCTGGTCCTCGCTCCCCGTAGATGCCTTGGACCAGAGGCCCCCTGCCCTTCAGGTAGCGGTTTACCTGCGTTGTCTGGTGGCCCTGGGTATCAATCAGCACCTTTTCGATAGGTAGCTCTAGGCCGCTCTCATGCTTGTATTGCTTGGAGATGATCTCTTGCAGCTTTGCCCAGGGGCCGGGGGTGTCTAGATCCCCGTCAATCCGGCCTGTGTCGATAACCCAGCACTCCCGATCCAGGCCCCAGGCCGTGAGGGTCCAAGATAGCCAACCATCCTGGGTATCTACAGCCAGCGTCAGGAGGGAGGCCCCCATGGGGACAAGGCTGTAATTCTCCCTCCGGTTGTAGAGGGCATCGGAGGAATCCCGATAGAGTCCCAAATCCTCCTCAAAGGGCAATCCCAAAACCTCATTCTTGAAACGCATGATTGAGGCTAGATCCTTGGATTTATCTACAAGGATCCAATCCGCGCAAATCTGCTCAAAGCTTGTGAAAGGGCTATATAGCTGGGAAATATGAAAACCCTTGGTGGGTCTATCCGGGTAGGTTTCAACCCATTTACCCTTCTTTACCGCTTGCGTTTTCTGGTGGTCCCTTATCCGGCCTTTACAATGGCAACATTCGTAATAGATATCATCCAGCTTTTCCTTGCAATGGCTGTATCGCAGGTTTTCCCAAATCAAGGGTTGGAACTCTCCACAATGAGGGCAAGGCACATGGAAATAGGCTTGTGAGGATCCCAGGAAAAGGCCATGGATGGTCTTTTGCTTAACCGCTGCATTGTGGGCAAAGGTTGGATTAGAGATGTAGATGATTTTCTTATTGTGCTTGAATGTGGCCGCTCGGCCCTCTGCCATCTCCGATGGGTGCCCATGGGGTGTAGGCTGCATCTTCTCCATTTCATCGATAATGACCAACCGCGCTTGATAGCCAGAAAATTTGGCCGCTGATCCGGTGCCGCGAAAGCGGATAACGGACCCTTCAAACTTCTTATAATCTTTTCGATTGCTATTCTCTTTGCCGGTATTCTCTTTAAGTTTTCCCTTAAGACAAGGTGTAGAGTTAAAAAGCCAAGTTACCTCTTCGGCCCCAAACAACTCCGCGTCTACCGCATTGGGCCTCACATAGAGCATTGGGCAAGGGTCCAAGTCAGCAAAATACCCAATGGCATTGGTGGCAATCATGGATTTACCAATACGAATAGATCCCATGATGACTACTTTGTTAACATCTGGATTGCTAATAGCATCCATGATGCCCAACTGAAAATAAGCAAACCCTGGATCATACTTACCGGGTTTAGCTCCGCTCTCATCAGAGCCTAAATACCGATTCTGAATGGCCCAATCCGATAGCTTCATGAGCTTTGGGGGGCTAAGATACTTAGAGACTTGAGAGAATAGATTACTCGCTTTCAATATCGGCATCTATATCACCACTAGTGCTAACTCTGATATCTTCTACAATTGTGTTAGCATTTGCAATCAATTCATCTAAAGTTGAAAAGATGAGTTTGTCTATAACTGCTTTCTTGGCCCCATATTTCATGGCTGGGGTAATCTCGTCAGCCGCTAAGTGCCCCACCGATACGAGCGACTGTCGGATTTCAGTTAATTTCTCTGACCAAAATTGCTTTACATCCTCAGCCTCAACCAGCTTCCCTAGGGCCTGATCCCGTGCTATTTGCTCTCGCTCGTTTTTGAGCCTCTGGCCGATTAGCTTCTCTTGCTCTAGCTGGTCTTTCGTGCTTCGGGCACTTGCGGGAGCATTACGCTTGATCCACCAAGGTAAAACCTCGCTCCAGACGTAATATTTCTTTCTACCAATAGAATGGAAGGGGATAGGGTTATCCCTCTCCCGGATGTAGTTGTCCACACTCTCCAGACTCTTACCCAAGAGTTGAGCTACTTGGTTTTTATTTAGATTGGCTAGGTCTAGTTCCATAAAAAATATATAGAATTGAATCTATATTCCTAGGTAGTTATATTTAAATGAGTTGTGTGTATAAAAATCGGAGGGCTCGTGCGATCCCCCTCAAACGGATGGGCTTGGAAGGACCCAGTAAATACGCCACTCCCCGAGGGATGGAGAGTTATTGCTTCTCGATATGGGCATCTTTTGCTGGGTTTGACTCAAAGTTTATCATCTATATTCCTTATTGGTTATATTATGCACTTATTACTTAAACTTACTCATAGCCTCGCCTAGGGCATCCATCAAGCACCCGTAATAGTGTCCACTAACTGCGTTGCTGGCTGTGGTCTCCCATGTGATCTTATGCGGTACCTTGATGGCCTTGAGGAGTGAGTAGAGCAATCTAACCCCGGTCTTGCGGTTAGTGCCGCGTCTACGCTTCCGGTTATCATCTGGGCTGGTACGCTGGAGGATAAGGGGCTTGCCGGATTCTTTTGACACAACCATAAAGGTCCGCTCCAGGCCGCGTAGACCCCACTTGGTTTGATTTAGTTGGAGGTTCTTAACTCTGAGTGGATTATCTGGGCCAATTACACTCTTGCCAAATACCTTTGGATTAGGTGCCGTCAAGTAGTTGTGACCATTTAGGGGCACATGCTCCCCACCCTCATCAAGCATAGATAGGAAATCAGCATTATCCGTAGTATAGATTTTGATGTAGAGTCTGGATTTTAACGCCCATGTGCCCTTGTCAATCTTAATCTGACGGTCTAGCCATGGCCCACGCCTAACGTTTAGCTTGCGAGGGAGCATTTCCCGCTCGGCACCTTGGACAATAACCGCTAGCCTATTTAGAGCCTTGCTAATGATATAAGGCAATTGCCGCTTTTGCCCCAAATTCTCAAGCTCATTTAATAACTCGTTTGAATCTACTTGGATGGTATAAGGCATCTTAGAAACCCTCCTTATATAATTCCAAGAGATTCCTGTAATATGGCTGAACAAGGGCCAAAGGCAAATTGGTAACCTCGCACAGCCGATTAATGATTCTATCTTGTCCACAAATGGCTAGGTTAGGCTCCTTGGTGATAATCTCTACCAAACCTGTAATGATTTTGTTTGCCGTGGCCCCATATTCCGGTTTCAGTCCTTCGAGATAGGAGAGGAAATCATTGAACCGTATAACCTCGTCCATCTGCGTAGGCTGATCCGGGGCCGATTCAAGTGGTATATGCTCAATTACTCTCTTACCTTGTTCTATACGTTTCTTTTTCAATCTAGCAGGGGCATTGTAATCTAGAATCCTAAACTTAATTGTTGCCGTGCAAAAAGTAAATAACTTAACTGGCTTGCCCTTTTTGCTGATAGGCTTGTAATTTTTCAAACTATCAAGTAGATCTAGAAAGCAAACATTATAAACCTCTCTTAGATTTTCATGGCTTAATAGGTTCCGGTGCCGTATAATTAAAGCCTCGATCATAGGTGAACAATAGATTGCTAAGCGCAAGTCTTTTGGATCCTTGAGCCAAGATTCCCATAAGACCCGCGCAACCGGCTCTTTAAAGTAATAGTTACCGGGAAAATCAATTGGGCCGATGTCGGCTAAGACATCGGCTTCAATTTTATCTATATCCTGCTTTGCTATCAAGGCTTACTGATCCTCTAGGATGAGGAGATCCCCGAGGGCTAGAAGCTCATTGGCCGACATCTCCACATTCCCAAGTTGGTTAGCGTGGATGGGGAACTGAGATGGTAAGTCTAACGTCTGGCCCAAGAGTGCCTGGAATTCCGAGTTGCACTCAGCCTCTTTCTCTGCGGTTGGAAAAACAACTACTCCCGTCTTGGGGTCAAAGCTGCCTTCATAATCCGAAAGAAGCTTTTGTCTTGCCTCATCAAAAGTCTTAAGCTCCTCTCCAATAATTTTGCCCAACTTGGCAAACTTATAGGCCGATGCCTGGGGCAAGCGCAGACCGAAGATAGGATGATTAGATAGCTCTAGAATACGTCCTAGTGTTATTTGCATTGATTAACTCCTTTTTTGTTAAGTCTCTTATTAAGTGTTTCCTTAAGCTCTGCTAGCTCTACATCCATGGCGTATGGATACTTGGCCTGTAGAGCTTTGGTTTGATCTAACCACTCTTGATTCACTTGAAAGCCTGATTTAAGTTTCATTAGCTCTTCACTCAAATAAGCTAAATCAAAAGAATGAATTAGGGTATACATACCGGCGGGAGCCTCAACCGTAGTTCGCCCAAACTCATCCTCTTTAGTCCACTTAACCAAACCATTTTTCATATTGCCTCCTATATAAAGAAAAGTTATGGTTTCACATCTAACCTTAACCATCCATTCCGGTTCAAGGTGTCATAAAGCAACGTTGCAAGCAAATCAAGCGTTTCATGCTTGAGTTTTAGCTTTCCATCCAGGTCCAACCCATGCAGGATTTCATGAAACAAGGCTTGCCATAGGGCATCTTTGCTGGGCTGATCCAAGAGCCGGATTGACCGGGACCACCAATCAAGCTGGCCCATTAGGCTCTCCTGGCCGTGGATATCTACGTCCGATGGCTTAGCACAATAATCTATGGAATAGGTTTGGCCCATGATGTTGACCGATTTTGGTTTCATGCTATGCCTCCCATATCTAGTAATACATATGTATTCTCTTTATACAGAGGCCCAAGCGTGGTGCTAGGGCACAAAACCAATTAATAGGAGAGAAGCACACTACAGAACCCGATAAGACAATCTGGCTCTATAGGGATATTTAACGTTGTCCCGTCCATACACCAAACCGGCTAGCTTACCACTCCACGCTAGCCGGTTTTTTTTTCGGGGCTCTGTGAACCTTTGAACCTTGAGAGGCACCCCCAGATATGCGCGGCTACCGGGCCTGTGGATGCCTCTTGCTTGCCCTCCTGGTGGCCCTGCTACTCCTGGGGGTTGTCCTGGCCTCAGGAGACCTGGTTAGTTTGGGCCGGGGTAACCGTTATCCGGCTGTGGCCGGTGGGTGTTCCCTCTCGGGATAAATCCATAGCCGATGGGAATATTTCTGGGAACCAAAAATCTCTTTATTTTTCAATCTATTCTTCTCTCTATTCCCACTATTCCCACTATTCCCACTTAAATTATATTATATAATTTCTTATATAGGTATCCATGAAAGTCTCTAGACAGTCTTGGACGTCTCCGGGGTGTCATAGGGGGGTGTGTGATCTAAAAATGGTGGGAATGTGGGAATTCGTGCCATCCATTGTAATATCAATACTTATACATTCAGCATTTGGGAATAGTTCCCAATTCATTTTGGGAACACCCCAAAAAAGAAGCGGCCCCGAAGGGCCGCTAACCTCATACCACAAAGTTCCCTGGGAGAGGAGGTTTGTAGGGCTTCTGTTGAACGGCCCATTCAGGGTCCCAGTTTTGCCAAGCGGGGAATTGGTCCATTGGGACCGCAACAGCCCTTGAGGTTCCAAGCATTTTAGCTTTACTCAGCCCAAGCTTAACCCCAACATGCAACCCGTCTTGAGTTCCAACCAAAGGCTTTAGACGCTTCCAGAATGTCTGATAGGTGGTGTTGAAGCTTACACCGGCCTTCTTAGCCTGCTCAACCATAACGGAAAACACAGTGGTCTTATTTAGCATGATGTAACCACTTTCCAGGATTCCAACACACAGCCCCTTAGGTGCCCATCCATCGTTATAACTAGTGTATTCATAGCCGAAAGCCTTGGCTTTGTTGGTCCTGATTACATCGGTGCATGGTGGCAAAGCCACATGGCAGACCCCAGCCGCTAGAAGATCGGGGAACATATCCAGGAACTTCTTAACCGGGTCTTCCGCCGCTTGCTCTAGCTTCTGATCCTCTGAGATGTTTTGGAAAGCCAGCTTGAAATCTAGGGTTAGCCTATTTGCTTCATCAGCCGTAATAGCCCCTTCCTCTTGTGCCCAAGTTAGAAGTAGCTGGCCAGTGATTAGAAGCTCTGCAATGGCATCAACAGAGCGGCCATGGGCACCCATGATAGCCATATCCATTGATTTCCTGGTTTCGATCATGGACTCACCCCAGCCGCTTTCAATCCGGTCAATCTTCGGAGCCAGCCATTGCAGCCAAGCGGCCATCCCGCGATTCATGTAACCGGCCCTTGCCTTGGCCTGGAGGTCATCCAAGAGGCTGTTATCCGCTGAGGGGTGTACCACCTCTGGAACATCAACCAAGAGGGTTCTAGCGCGGCAGGAATGCCCTTCGGGAAGGTCTTCACCAGTGCTT